TGACTCAAAAGATAAACTTATCATTTTTGATATGTGCGATCAGCTTAACTACGGTATAGCACATTGCGATAAACGTAAAAGTATTTACGACAAAGAAAAGATACGGTTTACTGAGACAGATATAAGGTAGTACCTTTCTCAATACCATCTGGACACACTCTTGGTTTAATAGTGTATGTGAAGGAACCATCCCTTCTTAATATTGAGAGAGTTCTATGCGAGAATCCATATTTGATACCTTCCTTCTTACTGTTAAAGAACCATTCTTTACCTGTTGAAGACTTTATGTGGTAAGATGGTGCTATATCTGTCAGTGATTCGCTTATAGCCCTCTTCCACTCTGCTGACTTTTTTACACCCTTCCTCGCCTCACTCATCTTAAGCTTTGCTAAAGGGGTTATCTCATACATAACAGAACCACCTATACCTCTATTAAGATACTCTAAAGAGTTAACAGCATCTATTCTTGTAAGTACTTTCTTTTCCCATAGTAGAGCTTTCTCTCTACAATCAAAGGTTCTTCTTATCTGTATAACATCAGGTTCACCATGTTCCTCTCTCATCATCTGTACATACTTTGATGAGGTAAAGTAATCCTTCCAGAAAGTTGAAGGGTTAGCATCTTTGCCATACTTGGCGCCATAATAGCTCTTGCCAAGTTTAGACCATTTGATTAAATAAGTGTAAGGCTTCATAATTTGTATTTGTATTGAAGAGTAGGTGAGGGCTGCAACCCTGCGACCTACACTTATTTAATCTAAAGAAGCTGTTTTAGGGTATAAAGAAGTTGATATCTCTTAATGTTATTCTACAATATTATAACATGTCAAAAGAGGAATATTATATTAAACCAGCAGAGTTCAAAGAGAGTCTACGTAAGTACTATGACTCCGATATTTTGACTGATGACCTTGCTGAAAATATTAAAAAGATTGCTTATGGCTTGAGCTATAACGGATCGTTTATTAATTATAGCTATAAAGATGATATGATCGGAGATGCATTGATTAAAATGTACTCTGCTCTTAAGCATAAGAAGTATAAGTTTGAGACTAAGTCAAATCCATTCTCCTACTTTACTACTATTGCTTATCACGCGTTTATTAATCGCATTAAGAAAGAGAAAAAGCACCATCAAACTATTACTTCATATAAAGAAAAAGTATACGAAGAGTATATGACAGATCCTAACAATACGCATGGGACTGTTTACGTGAAGCCTGTTGATGATGATTCCGACTATTAAAAAGAATAAGGTTGCTATCTTTAGTGATCTGCATCTTGGAGTGCACTCCAATAGCTCTGAATGGCATAAGTATGCTATTGATTGGGCTAATTGGTTTCGTGAAGAGTGTCGAGAGAAAGGTATTAAAGATCTTATTTTTTGTGGTGATTGGCATCATAACCGTTCTGAGATATCCGTTAATACATTACAAGTGTCAGCGGATATCCTGGATATGTTTGAAGAGTTTAATTTGATTGCTATTACTGGTAATCATGATATTTACTACAAACATAGAACAGATGTCAACTCATTATCTATTTTTAAAAATAGAAAAAACGTTACTATTTTAGAACAGTATCAAACGTTAGAAGCATTTGATAGAAAGCTTTCTTTTTGTCCATGGAACACACCTACTAAGGTCATTGAAAAGAGTGATGTTATTTTTGGGCACTTCGAAATTGAATCTTTTAAGATGAACGCTTTTAAGGTTTGTGAAGAAGGTGTTAAGGTAAAAGACCTTCTTAAAAAATCTTCATTAGTTATATCTGGTCACTTCCATACAAGACATGAAAAGCAGTATGGTGCTGGTACCATTTTGTATGTTGGTAATCCTTTCCAGATGGACTTTGGTGATGCAGGTAACCGAAAAGGTTATCACATTTTAGACTTAGATACTTTGGAGTATGAGTTCTTTGAAAATAATGTCTCACCTTGCTACGAAAAAATTACTCTTAGTGAGTTAGTAGAAGAAGGTGATATTACACCGATTGTTAAAAATAAAATTAGTAACAATATTGTTAAGTTAAAGGTAGACAAGAATATCTCTCAAGATGATATGGATATTCTTACTTCTGTTTTTAATAAACTACAACCAGAACAATTTTCTGTTGATTATGATATTAACTTTAACAGAATACTTGATAATCGAGAAGATATTGAAGACTTATCTGGTGTAGATGTAGAACAAGCTATCGAAGAATTCATTGGTACGATGGATTTAGATAATTCAAAGGCTATAATCGAATATACGCTAGGGTTGTACGAGCGTTGTAAGCGATGAAACAGGTTAATTTTAAAAGAGTTGCTATACAGCATTTCCTCTCTGTTGGAGAAGAGCCTGTAGTTGTGGACTTTAGTAAAGGTCTTCACGTTATTACCGGTTCTAATAAAGATAAACCTGATAGACGCAATGCTATTGGTAAGAGTACTATTGCCGACTCTATTTATTTCGCAATCTTTGGTGATACTCTTCGCGAGTTAAAGAAGGACCTTATTCCTAATAACATTACAGGTGGTAAAACTCATGTTGAGTTAGACTTTGAAGTTGTTAATGCTAAAGAAACTAATCAGTATAAAGTTATTAGGCATCTTAACCCGTCGAAAGTTTTAATTTTTAAAGATGGTGAAGATATTACTAGAGATAGTATCTCAAATACTAACAAGTTCATTTGTGATGTAACTAGTGCTACACCATCTATCTTTCAAAACTGTGTTATTATGACTGTTAATAATGCAGTACCTTTTATGGCAAAGAGTAAAATCGAAAAGCGTAAGTTTATCGAAGACATCTTTGGCATGGAAGTATTTAGTCAGATGTTAGCTCAACTTCGTGTTGAGTATAACGAACTTAAACGTGAGCATGATATTGTACAAGCTACTTTAATCGAAGTAAAGAATCAAAATAGTAATTACATTGCTCAAAAAGAGGCTGCTCTTGCTAAACGTGAAGATAAAAAGAAGGTCTATCTTGAGCGTAAAGATAACAACATTGTTGAGAAGGATAGACTTAGTCAGCGGTTAGATGAATTTGAGGATGCTGATACTTCGAAGATTGAGGAGCGTATTGAATATTATAACAATACTCTCTTAACTGTTGAAGAAAAGATTAACGAAAAGACCGTTCAAGTAAGTACAAAGAAGGCTGAATTAGCTCATAGTAAAACTGCTTATGATAAAATTGGTACAGATGAAGCTGAATGCCCTGTCTGTTTACGACCAATGGAAGAGCATGACGTAGAGTATCTAGAGAAAGAAAAAGCTTCTCTTAAGAGAAAGCTTATTAAGTTCGGTGAAGATATTAAATTACTTAACGAAGGTTTGGATAGGGCTAAAGAAGCTAAAACTAAATGTATGCAGATTATCCAGAATCATACATCTAAGTTATCTGAAGCTAAATTAGCTAATCAAAAGCGTGAAAGTATTCAGCAACGTATTAAACAACTTGATGATTGGTTAGAAGAACTTGAAGTTGATCTTAAGTCTGTAGAAGGTACTGAGACTGACTTTGATGATCTTATCGTAGAATCAAATAAGCGTTTAAAGGATACAGAAGCTAAAGTAGATAAGTTTAGAAAGGATCTTTCTAAGTTAGATATTGTTAAGTATGTTGTATCTGAAGAAGGTGTTAAGTCATTTATTGTTCATAAACTACTTGAATTGTTAAATGGTAAGTTGTTAACCTATCTTCGTAAGCTTGACTCTAACTCCATTTGTATCTTTAATGAATATTTCGAAGAAGAAATTACAAATGAAAAGAATAAGATCTGTTCATACTTTAACTTCTCTGGTGCTGAACGTAAGTCAATTGACTTGGCTTGTTTGTTTACTTTCTCTGATATGAGACGTATGCAAGGAGGTGTTAAGTATAACCTTGCTATTTACGATGAATTGTTCGATTCATCTTTTGATGAAAAAGGTATTGAACTAGTAACACAAATACTTCAAGAACGTACAGAAGAGTTAGATGAATGTTCTATTGTTATTTCTCACCGTAAAGAATCTATTAAAGCTGTAACGGGTGAAGTAATTTATATTGAGAAAGAGAATGGCATTTCGCGGAGAGTGGCTTATACTGAACTTTAGAATAATTAAGTATAATGATTGGATCGTCACCATTCCCACAACCTTTTGCTTCCCCTATTGCACAGCCTTTCGGTACAGCACCTATTAGTAAACCACAGCAGCCTCAAAATCCTAGACCGCGTGAAGAAGGCATGCCTAGGTTTGTTAATTACTTAGCAGATTATTCTGGATGTGGTCATTGGCGTATTTTGTGGCCTGAAAATGTCATTAATATGACGCAACGTGGTATCAGCCAATCAACAACTGCGATGGTAGGTGAGCCGAGATGGTATCAAGGAGTTAAAGCGGTAAAACTTCAGCGTCAAGCATCTAAAGCGCAATTTGAATTTATTAAACATCTTAAAAAAGTTCAACAAGAGCATGGGTTTAAAATTATCTATGAGGTTGATGATGTTGTCTTCCGTGAAGAAATTCCTGACTATAATAAATTTAAATTTGCTTTTGAGCCTGATGAAGTGAGAGAAAGCGTTGTAGGTATTATGGATATGTGTGATGAAATTACCGTCACATGTGATTTTATGCGCAAACTTTTTCAATCTAAACTTACTAATCAAAAGGTTACTGTTATTCCAAACTTTGTACCTTACAACTGGATGGGATATTTGTTTAACCGTAGACGTGTACAGTCTGCATATGAAAAGTTTAAAAAGAAGCCACGTATTCTATATACCGGTTCTGGTGCTCATTATGATGTTATGAATAAGACTGGTGGCAAAGATGATATGTCTGCTGTCAATCATATTATTCGCAAAACAGTAAATAAGTATCAATGGATTTTTGTTGGTGCATATCCGCCACCTCTAGAGGACTTAGTCAAGGCTGGTAAGATTGAGTTTTATCCATGGAAGTCACTTTTAGAGTATCCACAATTTATTACTAATCTTGATCCACAATTAATGGTCGCACCGTTAACAATTAACAATTTTAATAACTCTAAGTCAGATATTAAATTTATTGAAGCTTGTACAATGGGTATTCCTTGTTTATGTCAAAACATGCATACCTATTCGAATGCACCAGATGATCTAAAATTTAGCACGCCGGAAGAGTTTGAGCAAAAGATTGACTGGATTGTTAACTGGAAAAATCGTAAGCGTTATTTCCAAAACATTGGTATGCTTCGTGAAATCGGTGTTAGTCGTTTCCTCGAGAAGTCAGAAAATATCGGTGCGCATATGGAAGCACTTATGACGCCTTACGGTTCACCAGAACGAAAGTACCTTAAAAAGTGGAATCCGTAAAGGAACTATATTATAATAATCTCGATGTATAGGAACGTTGTCTATAACGGTCGAGAAGGTACGGTTACCTTATTTGGTTGGAACGATCAAGGTGATCGTATTCGACGCGAATGTTCGTTTGAGCCGTACTTGTATACAGAGGATCCTCGAGGTGAAAAGACTTCTATCTTTGGTACTAAGGTTAAGAAGCGTTCATTCAATACTGGATACAATCGTTATAAGTTTCTTCAGGATTCAGGTGTTAAGAGAGTCTTTGAGAATTCTCCTCCTGCACAGCAATTCCTTCTCGATATGTATTGGGAAGAAAATGAAAAGCCTGAGTTTAACAGTCATCCGATTAAGTACTGCTTTTTAGATATCGAGACCTACTCAGTTGATTCATTTCCTGATGTAGATGATCCTACTCATGTTGTAAATGTTATTACTTGTTGGGATAACTTTACTAAGAAGTTTCATACGTTTGGTATTAAACCTTATACAGGTAAAGGTCGTGATGATCTTAACTATGTTTATTGTGAGTCTGAGCGTGAGATGTTCTTAGCATTCCTTAAGTATATTGAGAAGCAACATCCGGATATCTTGAGTGGTTGGAACTCTGAGTTCTTCGATATTCCGTATATCGTAAATCGTATGGAGCGTATCCTTGGTCAGGAATATGTCGAAAGACTTTCACCTCTTCGTAATGTTTACTTCAGAATGCGACAAGGTCAATTTGGTCGTGAGCAGAAACGTTATTACTTTGATGGTGTTGCTAACTTAGATTACTTAGATGTCTATAAACGCTTCTGCCTTAAGTTACGTGAGTCGTACAAGTTGGATGCTATTGGTGAGCTCGAGCTAGGTCAAAAGAAGATCGACTATGAAGGTATGGCTCTTCACGAACTTGCTGATCAGGATTGGAATAAGTTTATCGACTACAACGTTCAGGACGTTAACCTTCTCGTACGACTAGAAGAAAAGCTTCAGTATATTCCCTTGCTTAGAATGCTTTCATATGTAGGGCTAACTACACTGGAAGGTGCTATGGGTACGATTGGTGTTATCAATGGCGCATTAACTATTAGGGCTCGTAAGAGGGGTGAAGTTATTTCTACCTTTGTACGTGGAGGTAACGATGGTCATAAGAATCCTGGTGCATATGTTGCTGAACCTAAGCGTGGCTTTAAAGAGAATATCGTATCATTCGATGCTAACTCTCTATACCCTAACGTGATGATCTCTCTCAATACTTCACCTGAGACTAAAGTAGGTAAAGTTGAGAAGTCTACTGATAGTGAAATTACTATTCAGCACAATTCTGGCCGTCTATTCAAGCTTAGTAAGAAGGACTTTGTAAAGTTCCTTAAAGACGAAGAATGTTCCTTATCTAAGGCAGGGTTCCTTTTCAGTCAGAAGAAGCGTGGTATTATTCCTGAGTTCTTGGAGTACTATTACAACCAACGTGTTGAGATTAAGAAGAAGCTCTTTACTACTACCAAGAAGCTTAAGAAGGATCCTTCTAATATCGATCTTAAGTATGAAGTAGAACGTCTTAACACTCAACAGATGGTGATTAAGATTCTTATTAACTCATGTTATGGTTATATGGGCAATAAGAACGCTCCTATTGGTGATGATGATATTGCTGCGTCAGTAACGTTAACGGGTCAGGCTGTTATTAAGCATTCAAACGAATGTCTTAAAGACTTTATTCGTAATGAGGTTGGTGCTGATAATATTTCCGAGCATGAACTTGAGGAATGTATTGTTTATAACGATACTGACTCATCTTATATCTCTATCGCTCCTTTGATCAAGAATGGTGTTAAGTTTTGGGAAGACGAATCGGCTGGTCTTATTCATCAGGAAACGTATGATAAAATTCAAGAGATTGAAGACTATCTTAATGAAGGTATTACGTCTTGGGCGCGTAAAGCTTTATTAACTAACGATCCTCGATTCGTATTTAAACGTGAATGTATTGCTGACGTTGCAACC